TCCATCCCCGACCTGAACATCAGGCAGGGGCCCGGCACGGATAAGCCAAAAACAGGGAAGGTGACCGGCGTGGGTGTATTTACCATTGTTGAGGAAGCGGAGGGGAAAGGCGCCTCCAGGTGGGGGAAACTAAAATCCAACGCAGGGTGGATTTCGCTTGATTACGCCAGCCGGATATAAATACAGACAGCAGGGCCCGCGGCATTTTCCTATGTGCCGCGGGCCCGTTTTTTAGTGGGTGTAAACTACACAGGAAACGGATGGAAAGTTTGTGCATCTTATGGCGCAGAAATGAGTGGATAATCCCCCGGTTCTGATTTAACATGGCACTACCCCAAAGGGGCGCTGCCGGAAACGGCGGCAGAAAAATAAAGGAGGCACACGCCTATGAAAAAACAGTTTATGGAAACAGCCCGCCTGCCACGCAGGGGGCGGCGGAAGGAGGGATGCTGATGTTCACTGCAAGAGAACGCACACTTCTCACTTCCCCGTACTTCCGGCTCATCCGCCAGACGGATGACTTCTTTGAGGTCCAGTCCAGATGCACCAAACACTGCTGGATTGTCCAGAAACTTTCCTATGATCGGTATCCGGTCCGCATCTACCACAAGCACACGAAGGGGACGGCCTACTACCATAAGCACGGCCATGCCAACACGGTATCCTCCGCCGTCCGGCAGATCAAGAGCCACGATGTGTGGCAGCTAAACGGGAGGCGCGCCATGGCGTAAAGGCCGGCGTGAATAGTGACAAGCCCACGGCACATAAAATGTCGTGGGCCATTTTTTGATTTCAGGGGGTTCAGTTCCACTGTTTCCGTGGCCTGTATGTGAAAGCTATTTTTCCGCACGGCGGGAGGCCGCAGAAAAAATACCAGCGCGGCCGTCCGGTTCCCGCCCCTGCGGTGGCATATGGCAGGAGGTGTGTTTTTCATGACGGAGGAACAGAAAAGCGAGATTACGGGCCTGCGGGCGGCGGGCGATGGATATACAGTGATAGCAAGGAAGATGGGGCTGCCGAGGGACACGGTGCGGAGCTTCTGCAGGAGGAACGGGCTGGCAGGGGAAACGGCAGCAGGGAAGGAAGGGGCGGCCGGCTGCCCGGAGGACGGCTTCTGCCGGGAATGCGGGAAGGTCCTGAGGCAGCCGGAAGGCATGAAAAAAAGGGTGTTCTGCTCCAGGGAGTGCCGGGAGAAATGGTGGCACGGCCATCCGGATCAGATAAGGCAGAGGGCGGTCTATTCCTTCACCTGCGCCGGGTGCGGGCAGCCGTTCACGGCCTACGGCAACGCCGGGCGGAAATACTGCTCCCATGAGTGCTATATCAGGACCCGTTTCAAAGGGGGCGGCGGGGATGAGTGAGAAGGAGTTCCGTGCGGAGCTGCGCTACCGGATGTCGCTTGCCGTGGCACGGGCGATGCTCGAAGAAGGCGCCATCACCGAGGAGGAATACCGGGAAATTGATACAATACTGCTTAAAAAACACCGGCCAGTTCTGGGTACATTATTAGCGGGAAAACCCTTGCAATAACTGCGTTTCAGAGTGATGAATGGTAGCGGAAAGGAGTGGTTTCATTGAAGAAAATCAGCAGAATAGAGTCGGTCTTACCCACGCTGGCAGGGCGGAAAAAGGTGGCCGCCTATGCCCGTGTTTCAAGGGACACGGAGCGGCTCATGAATTCCGTTTCCGCACAGGTCAGCTACTACAGCGCATTCATCCAGGGCAACCCGGAATGGGAATATGCAGGGGTGTACGCAGACTGCGGGATATCCGGGACAGGGACGGCCAGGCGCGGCGAATTTTTAAGGATGCTCGCCGACTGTGAGGATGGGAAGATTGACATTATCCTGACAAAATCCATCAGCCGCTTCGCAAGGAACACGGTCGACCTTCTGGAGACGGTCAGGCATTTGAAGTCCCTCGGCATCGAGGTGCGGTTCGAAAAGGAACATATCAATTCGCTTTCAGAGGACGGGGAACTTATGCTCTCGCTCCTGGCGTCCTTTGCACAGGAGGAGAGCCGGAGCATTTCGGAAAACGTGAAATGGGGAGTCAGGAAGCGGTTCCAGTCCGGCGAGATCGGGACGGCGAACAAGCACATCCTCGGATACCGGTATGATGAGGAGGAGAAAAAATATGTCATCATCCCGGAAGAGGCGGAAGCAGTCCGCTGGATGTTCCAGATGTACATTGACGGGGTCCCCCTGCGGGAGATTGCGGGGAGCATGAACAGGGCGGGGATACGCACCACGCTCGGCAACGGCTTCCAGGAAGCCTCGGTGCGGCAGCTCATTTTCAACGAGGTCTATGCCGGGGACATCAGGCGGCAGAAATGCTATATGGCGGACCCGATCACAAAAACGAAAGTGAAGAACTGCGGGGAGCTGCCGCAGTATTACATGGCGGACTGCCATGAAGCCATCATTGACCGGGAAACTTACGCAAAGGTCCAGGCGGAGATGGAGCGGCGGGCGGGGCTTGTGAATCCCACCTACCTTTTTACGGGGAAAATAAAATGTGGCATCTGCGGGAACTGCTTTACACGGAAGAAAGGCACCCACAAAGGGAAGACTTACGTGCATTGGATATGCCGCTCCAAAAAGGAAACAGGCATGAGCTGCACAAGCGTGAATTTCAGCGAAGAAGAATTAAAGAGGATTTCGGCGCAGGCGCTTGGGATGCAGAAATTTGATGGGGCGGAGTTTGAAAAGGCAGTCCTGGGGATGGCTGTCCTGCCGAATGGGGACATCGAATTCCGGCTTGCCGGCGGGGAGGCGAAAGTCTGGAAGAACCTGCATCTGGACCCGCCAAGGCACATCGCCACAGCCACGGACTGCTTCCAGGGGAAGGTGAAATGCGCCGCCTGCGGGAATACATACCACCGGGTGAACAGCGCGGGAAAATGGGTGTACTGGTACTGCATCGGCAAGAAAAGGAAAAATGTGGAGTGCCATAACCCGAACTGCACCGATTACAAGCTGAGGCAGGTTTCCGCGCACATGATGGGGCTGGAGGAATTCAGCGAGGCGGAGTTTGAGGAGCGGATAGAGGAAATCACGGCATTCCCGGACGGGAGCCTGGAATTCCATTTCAAAGAAGGGAGGGCCAAGCGGTGGCAAAGAGCGTGATCACGATACCGGCAACGGTGAACAGGCACACGGCGGCGCCGATAGGCAGCTATAAAAAACGCAGGGTGGCCGCCTATGCCCGCGTATCCACCGACCATGAGGAGCAGCAGAGCAGCTACGAGGCGCAGGTGGACTATTACACGAACTACATCAACGGGCGCGAGGACTGGGAGTTTGTGTCCGTGTACGCGGACGAAGGGATAACCGGCTGCAACACGAAAAAGCGCGACGGATTCAACAAAATGGTGGAGGACGCGCTTTCCGGCGCCATCGACCTCATCATCACCAAGAGCGTCTCCCGCTTCGCAAGGAACACGGTGGACAGCCTCACGACCATCCGGAAGCTGAAGGAGAACAGGGTGGAGTGCTACTTCGAGAAAGAGAACATCTGGACGTTCGACGGCAAGGGCGAGATGCTGCTGACCATCATGTCCTCGCTGGCGCAGGAGGAGAGCAGGAGCATCTCGGAGAACTGCACCTGGGGGCAGAGGAAGCGGTTCGCGGACGGCAAAGTGACGGTGCCGTTCAAGCGGTTCTTAGGATACGACCGGGGAGAGGACGGGAACCTTGTCATCAATGAGGAACAGGCGGAGACCGTCCGCAGGATTTACGGCCTTTTCCTGCAGGGGCGCTCGCCCCACGCAATCGCAAAGCTGCTGATGGCGGAAGGCATCCCTTCGCCCGGAGGAAAGGAGGTCTGGTCATCCAGCACGGTCAAGAGCATCCTCACGAATGAAAAGTACAAAGGCGACGCGCTCCTGCAGAAAGTGTACACGGTGGACTTCCTCACCAAACAGAAGAAAGTGAACGAGGGCGAAGTGCCGCAGTATTATGTGGAGAACAACCACCAGGCCATCATCAGCCCGTCCGTGTTCGAGGAGGCGCAGCACCAGATGGCGGCCAGGCATTCCGGGAAGAACCGGGCGAGCAGCACGGGCGTATTCTCCGGCCGGATAAAATGCGCGGACTGCGGGGGCTGGTACGGCTCGAAAGTGTGGCATTCCAACAGCAAGTACCGGAAGACCATCTGGCAGTGCAACCACAAATTTGACGGCGGGGAGAAATGCGGCACGCCCCACCTTGACGAGGAAACCATCAAACAGCTTTTCCTGAAAGCGGCCAATGCCATCTTTGCAGAAAAGGACGGTGTGCGGGAGGATTACGACTCCATAAAAGACACGCTTTTTGGCACCGCGGGGTTGGAGGCGGAGCGCCTGCGGCTGCAGGAGGAGATGAACGTGGTGGCGGAGCTGATTGAACAGTGCGTGGCGGAGAATGCCCGCGTCGCCCTTGACCAGACGGAGTACCAGAAAAAGTATGACGGGCTGGCGGGGCGGTTCAACAGGGCGAAGGGGCGGCTTTCGGAAGTCAGCCAGGCCATCACGGAGCGGCAGGCGAAGCGGGAGAAGATCGGGAGGTTTGTTTCCGCCCTGGAAAAGCGGGACGGCCCGCTCACGGAATTTAACGAGGACGACTGGTACAGCCTTGTGGAGTACGCCACGGTGTACAGCAGGGAGGACATCCGCTTCACTTTCAAGAACGGGATGGAGATAAAGGCATGAGAATATAGTCCCCCGGAGCAGGGAAGAAAACGGCTCCGGGGGATTATGTGTGGTTAATGTTTATGCTGCTATTTGTGTGGGATCATGCTTTGATGGGAAAGCTGATTTCTGCATCATTCTTTGGCTTTATCTGGAATACCATCCGCCACTGCACTTCTGACACAGGCTCAAAATGCAGGGAGGAAGCTGCCATCCGTTTGTCAGGAGCGGCATTTTTCCCGGCCATAAAAACTGCTGTGGGGCCGTCTGGCCCGCCCGGCTGCCCTTGGGCATCACCCATTCTTGGGCGGTCGCCTTCTGCGCAGTCGCGGATGCAAAAAAGGCTGCGGTCTATTTCTGGTGCAATGCTGTAAGAGAGTATCTGGCAGTATTCTGGGTAAACCACACCTTTCGCTCCAATTTCTGCGAAGCTGTTCCTGATCTGTTCGCAGCCATGTAGTGTCAGAGTGTATTCCTGACCGGTTATGGGATGGGCTGTCTTTACCGTTTTGCTATCGCAGGAAACGCCAGAGGAAAAATGCCCCGCAGTGATGGAGATTAAGTTTGCTTGGAAAGCAAGTGATATTTTCTGAGGGGACAGTATCGGTTCTCCGTCCCAGTCATAGCAAAGCCGTTCAAAATACCAGCAGCATTCCCTGTCGCAGGCATAAGCATCCATCCATTCCTCCGCAGTTTTGTTATTTTCAAAACCGTCTTCGCTGGCAGGTACATTCCCCATCTGAATTACATTTTCCGGATACCATCTCAGGCTGCTGCTCATGTGGCGCACCAGTGGCGTACCATCAAGGCATATTTCTACGGCAAATTCCCTGCTTCCAGGGTTGTCCGCATCTATCTGTTCAAATTCTTCTGGGGTTTTTAGGGACATCCGCCGCTCATAATCCCATTTTTTCAGAAATGCCGCCATATCTTCTATCGGGATTTTTGCGCATACATCGAGGGCGGCGCCTGCTTTGCCTACATAGACTGCTGGGATAAGTATTTCCTGTTCTCCCCAAAGAAAAGAGTGATTGACAGGGAGGGCTGTCAGCTTGGTTTCAGGCGAGCCTTTCCCCCATATATTGTTATCATGGTATACGTCCATTCCGTGTGCCTCCTTAAGTGTTCAATGAAGCAATTATACCACGGATGCCAGGATATTTCCAAAGCTTTTGATTTTTTATGGGAAAAATCACGGAGTATAGGAAAAATCGTGGAGTATGGGGAAAAATCACGGGGTATAGGAAAAATCATGGAGTATGATAAAAAATCGCGGGGTATCGGTAAAAAATCATGGGGTTTAAGGAAAAATCAAATTGTATCAAAGACAGCGTTTACATAGACGACGGATTCTCCGGGGCAAATTTCCAAAGACCCGGCTTCCAGTCCATGCTTGCCGACATTGAAGCGGGGCTTGTGGGAACGGTTATCGTAAAGGATATGTCAAGGTTAGGGCGAAATTATTTACAAGTGGGAATGTACACAGAAATGATTTTCCCACAGAACGGCGTCCGCTTCATTGCAATCAATGACGGCGTAGACAGCGCACAGGGCGAGAATGATTTTGCGCCCTTGCGTAACATTTTTAACGAATGGCTGGTGAGGGATACGAGCAAGAAAATCCGGGCGGTAAAACGCTCAAAAGGCATGAGTGGGAAGCCCGTCACAAGCAAGCCCGTGTACGGCTACCTCATGGACGAGGACGAAAATTTCATCATTGACGAAGAAGCCGCCCCGGTAGTAAGGCAGATTTACAGCTTATGCCTTGCGGGGAATGGACCGACCAAGATAGCCCGTATGCTTACCGAGCAGGAAATCCCCACGCCGGGAACGCTGGAATACCGCCGGACGGGAAGCACACGCCGCTACCACCCCGGCTACGAGTGCAAGTGGGCGGCGAATACCGTGGTGCATATCCTTGAAAACCGGGAATACACGGGCTGCCTTGTGAACTTCAAGACCACCACACAATCCTACAAGTGCAGCAAGATTATCTACAACAGCGAGGACAAACAGGCAATCTTCGAGAACCACCACGAGCAGATAATCGACAAGGACACGTGGGAGCGTGTGCAGGAGCTACGCAAGCAGCGCAAACGCCCTAACCGCTATGATGAAGTGGGCTTGTTCTCCGGCATACTCTTTTGTGCCGATTGCGGAAGCGTCATGTACCAGCAGAGGTATCAGACCGAAAAACGGAAACAGGACTGCTACATATGCGGCAGCTACAAGAAGCGCACGGCAGACTGTACGGCGCATTTTATCCGCACCGACCTGTTGACCGCCGGAGTGACCGAGAATTTACGGAAAGTCACCAGCTACGCCGCCAAGCATGAAGCCCGGTTTATGAAGCTGTTGACCGACCAGACCGAGGACGGGAGCAAACGCCGGAACGCCGCAAAAAAGAAAGAGCTGGAAGCGGCAGAAAAACGGATTGCGGAACTCTCCGCTATCTTCAAGCGGCTGTATGAGGACAGCGTGACCGGGCGCATATCGGACGAGCGTTTCACGGAGCTTTCGGCAGACTACGAAGCCGAGCAAAAGGAACTGAAAGAGAAAGCCGCCGCCTTGCAGAGCGAGCTTTCTAAGACGCTGGAAGCCACGGCAAACGCTGAAAAGTTTATGAAAGTGGTACGCAAGTACACCAGCTTTGAGGAACTCACCCCTACCCTGTTACGGGAGTTTGTGGAGAAAATCGTAATCCACGAATCGGAAGCCCTTGACGGGAAACGCCGGGGGAAGCTCCGCAGACAGGAAATCGAAATCTATTACTCTTTTGTCGGCAAGGTAGAGTTGCCCGACTAAAGCCCGACCCGTCCGGCAGTCAGCCGGACAGGGAACGGCAAAATTTTTTACACTTCTTTTACTTCTTTATCTCACATGAGCAAAATCACAGGGCATCAAGCAGGTCACGGCTAATTAGAGGTAATCAAAAGAGGAAAGGAAAAGCACAATCCAGACGGAACCGGCGATACCGTCAAGAAATATTTGTGAGTTGGCAAGAATCCTGATATAATGGGTGTAAACGCCCATCCGGGGCAGAAAGGCAGGGAGAAAAATGCACATCAGCTACAAACCGCTCTGGCACACATTGATAGAGCGCAACATGAGGAAAGAGGATTTAAGGCTTGCCGCTGGCCTGACCACAAATATGATTGCCAACATGGGCAAAGAAGGGAAACATATCAGCATGGACACACTTGCCCGTATTTGTGAAACGCTGGATTGTGGCATTATGGACGTGATTGAGCTGGCCAGTGACGAGCCTTCCGCCACAGGAGGGAACGACAATGGAAAAACTGAAAGAAAGAATCACAGAGAACGGCATTGATTATATTCTGGTAGGCGACTACTACATCCCGGACTTGAAGCTGCCGGAGGAAAGCCGCCCCATCGGACGCTATGGGCGGCTGCGCCGGGAATATCTCAAACAGGAACACCCAGCATAG